AAAAAAAAATATAAACATTATCAACATCATAAAATAATCTCCTTATTTTCAAGTTAAAAATTAATATCTCTAAAAATATTTTTTCTTTTGTTGTTGGAAACTGAAAATAAGTTTATTTTATTTATTCTAAAATGGATCATTTTAGAATTAAATTCTATATTGTAATACAGTATTTTTAATTTCAAAAATTGAAGATAAAATTAATTTGCCATCATTGTTTGGAATTTCAAAACCTTGAAATTTGATAGTTATATTATCTTTAATTGTAATTTTACAAACACCAGAAAGATGATTTAATATATTACAACAAGGAACTAAAAATTCATAATCTTCATTTGTTTTTATACTTTCTGGAAGATTCAAAATTTTACATTCAGTAATTTCATTATTTGAAATATTACTGATTTTCACGTTAATATAAACACAAACAAATTTATTGCTTTCTTCATATTCAATATCTTTCTGTTCTGATAATTGGTACACATTTAGATCATATATTGGAGTGAATTTTCCTCTCATTTATAAATATATTATATAAATAAAATGATAAATAATAAATGGTTCAGTGATGATAATCTTTTAAAAAGAATATCACTCTCAAAAACTTTACTAGAAAAAAATACCGGTTTTATACCTATTATTTTAGAATTTAAAGATAATAAATATAAAATCCCTAACGACGGAATTATGAAAATTTTAATAAATAATAGTTATACTATCGGTCAATTACATTGTATAATTAGAAAAAAATGTAAAATCAATAATACTGAAGCAATGTATTTATTTTGTAATAATTTTTTAATACCAAATAGTTATATTATGTCAGATCTTTATCATAAATATAAAAATAAAGATGGTTTTTTATATATACAAATAACATTTTTAGAAACTTATGGTTAAATTCAATATCTAATCCTTCTTCTACATAAAGGACATTTTTTTATCTCGTGTTCTAATAATGACATATAACAATATTTACAAACATAATTTATACAACAATCTAACATATTCCAATATTTAAAATCATCTTTATAATCTTCTAAGCATATACAACAGAACATTTTTATATTATCTAAGAATATAAAAATAAAAACTTTATTTAGTTATATAAGGAAATCTATGGTTTTTCTTATTATAAAAGCACACCATATAGGTTCTATAAGAATGATGTAGAGTATTATTTGCTTAATATTCATTTATTTTAAGAAATATTAAATTTCGTTTGTTGTTGTTTGATGTTGGATCATTTTTTAATTATTATAATATTATATTAATTTTGTGTATACACACATTTTTTAATAACTTTTTAAAAAATAAAAAAAAATATAAACATTATCAACATCATAAAATAATCTCCTTATTTTCAAGTTTAATTTTAATCTATATATTTTAAACTATTCTTTTCTTTGGATCATCTTGTTTTCTTTTACATCTATCTAAAATTTCTTTTTTAGATAATTCAAAAGCAGTTTTAGGGGTATTTTTATTGATTCTTTTCATAGGTCGGCAATAAGGATATTTTGCGTTTCTATCTTTTGTATTTCTACCACATTGAACTATTTTAGGTAATTTACATACATTAATCCATTTTTCATCAAACCATCTTGATAAACCTTTATTTTCATCCTGATATGGGTCAAATAATCCACCTCTATCTTTATATTGTTTAACAATCCAAGCACTGGCATAAGCACTAGGAAAAACCTTAAATTTTTTCTTTGCTTCCCTTTTAATTTGATTATGAAGTTTCTCATCTAAAAATTTCGTTTTTTTTTCATACCAGAACCTTGTTGTAAAAAACCTTCTTCTTTTAGAATAAGATTAATTTTCTTCATTCTGTTTCTTGAAGATAATTTTCCAACTGGAATTTCGTAATATTGTAATACAGTTTTTAAACTTAAATAATCTTTTGAAATTAATGGAAGATTTTCCAAAAATCTCCTTCTTGTTTGTATAGTATCTTCTTGTTTTGGTAGTAATGAAATAATTTTATTATAATCTATTTTTACTTCATCTGGTTGAATATCTTTTTGTTGATCTTCTGTTAAATCATCTTCTCCTAATACGGTTGGTAAAGGAGTATAATCTTCAACTCTCATTATATTCAAAGAAGGCATTACTTCTTCCATTATAGAAGGTATAGGGGTCATTTCAAAATTTTTAACCTCTTCCATTATAGAAGGCATTAATTCATTAGCAGATCTTTTAACTTCCTCCATTGATGATTCTGGAAAATTTTCTTTTAAAACTTCTTCAACAACTTTTTTAGAAATTTTTTCAGTTTTGAGTTGTTCGTTCAAACTTTTTTTTTTACTGCTTTTTTTTTATCATAACAAGCGAATGTTTTACATTTTCTCTTTTTAGTTTGAGGATCAACATCAAATTTTTGACATTTTCTTGTTTGGGTTTTCTTACAACCTTTTTGATAAATTTTACTTGCTTCTTGAAGTGCTTGTTTATATGAGAGTTCAGGATTTTGTTCTCTAAGATTTTTTACAAACATAATCCAAGCACTTGGTGCTCTTTTTTGTTTAGGTTTTTCCATTTTAGGCATTTTTTCTCTTTTTCCAGCGAGACGTAATCCTCCTCTTTGAGGGCACATATAACAACCCGCTCTCATTCCACTGCCTGTTAATTTAGCATTTCTTAAAACGATTTGTTTAGCGATTTGTGATAAATCCATTTTTTATATTAAGATAAATAAAATATTTTTTATAATAAAAAATGAATAATTATATGTTAAACAAGTCGGTTGATGATAGTCATATATATTTAAATTTAAGTATTCATAATGATAGCAAAACAAACGATATAAAAGCATTTTTTCAGAGAACTTTTGATGAGATAATTTTAGAAGACCCATCACAATATGAAATGTCCGTTATTCGTTTTTCATTGGATGGAATGGATATTCCCATTTTAAATTTGAGAAATTTTCTTCAAACAGGGTCAAGCACAAATACATCGTTGATAATAAGATTTGTATATAATAATATAAATTACGATTTGCCTGTAGTTTGGAGTCCTTTTGGACCTACTATAGATGACGAAAGAAAATATTATCTTTATGATTACGACCAATTATGTTCTTTAATGAATACTACATTTCAAAATTTAACTACCCTTGTAAATTCAGCAGGAGGATCGATATCTCAATCGCCTCAAATTAGTTATAATCCACAAATTCAAAGATTTACTCTTTATGCTGAAAAAGCAGTATTTTCAGATGGAATTATTGGTGGAGTTCAAATTTGGTTTCAACAACTTCTATATGATTTATTTCAATCGCTACCTTTTAATAGTTTCTCTTCAGGTGGTTTTATAAAATTAAAAATTGATAGAGTGCTAAATCCTCTTTCAAATACAACAGTTGATAATTCTAAAACCATAGGAATCGTTGATAACTGGGCGATGATACAAAATTATAATACATTATCTCAACAAAACACAGCACAAACAATTGTGATACAAAGTGATTTACCAATAATAAACGAATATATAAATTCAGTAGGTCAATCTTCCCAATTAGGTTTAACGACAATTCAACTACCTATAGTTAGTGATTTTATTATTGACCCCGAAAACGGATTTGAAATGTTTAGAACGATAAGTTATGTACCAACGGCAGAATATAGAATGATCGATATGGTAAATTCATCTCCTTTAAATAAAATATCATTAAATTTTTTCTGGCAAGATAAACAAGGGATATTACATCCTCTCGATATTTCACCTTTAAGAACAATATCAGTTAAAATTCTATTTAGAAGAAAAGGATACCATAGTGGCAAACAACCAGAATATATTGAAAATACAAACACCAAACAGTTAAGAAGATATTAAAAATATTTGTAAAAAAAACATTATTTTTACATAATATAAAAAATGGAAAATCAAGGATTTTTTAATTTTATGGAATGTGGTAATCCTGTTTCAATTATAAGATCAGGAGAACTTGATAAAGAGATAATATATTTAGATACTGAAAATAAAGATGAAGATGATTGTGATAATTTAAGAGAAATAATGTTAGATGATGATGGTAAATTGGAATTACTACCACCTCAAAAAAAAGGAGAAAGGCATTTCCTTGTGATTTCTGGAAAATCTGGAAGTGGAAAATCATTTTGGACGAGAACGTATATTAAAAATTGGTTAAAATTATTTCCAAAGCGTCCTGTTTATATTTTTAGTCCTGTAAGCAGTGATACAGCATATGATGATCTAAAAATAAATCGTGTTATATTAGACGAAAGCATTATAACTGATCCTATAGATGTAAGCGATTTAGAAGATTCACTATGTATATTTGATGACCATGACCAAATAAAAGAACCTTTAATAAAGGGTGAAATTAAAAGATTAATAGACAATATTTCAGAAATCGGTCGTCATAAAAATATCAGTGCTTGTGTTCTTATTCATAAAATAGCAAACTTTAAAGATACAAGAACATTATTAAATGAAGCAACACACGTAGTATTGTTTTTGAGAGGATATAAAGGTGGAATAAATAAATACTATCTTACAAAATATCAGGAATTAGATAAAAAAGCAATTGAGAAAGTTTATAAGTTGAATTCAAGATGGGTTTGTTTTCAATGTAATTATCCTGCTTATATTCTATATGAAAAAGGCATATACGTCCCTGAGTAATAATAAAATTATTATATATAATATATATAATAAATGAGTAAAAATCTTATTAAAAAATACTACGAAACTGTTAAAGAAATAATAAGACCTTTATCTAATTTTGATATTGAAAAAGCATTAAAAGGTAAAATTAATATTGTAATTTATAGTGATATTAAGAAATTCAAAAATTTAGATGAATTTTTTAATCCGTATAATGCTGTTATTATTCTTTACGAAACTGGGGAAGATATAGGACACTGGATTTTAATAATGAAACAACACGATATGGATGGAAAATCTCATATAGAATTTTTTGACCCATACGGAACTAACTTAGATGATACTTTAGAATATAGTGTAAAAGAAAAATTTCCTTATCTAACAAAATTAATATATGAAAACGGAATTGACGATATTAGATGGAGCAATATGAAATTACAAAAATTAGAAAATCATATTAACACGTGCGGAAGATGGTGTATTTTTAGAGTTAGAAATAGATATATATGCTTAGATTGCTTTCAAGATATGATTATTAATAGTGGTTTTTATCCTAGATTAACAGATTATTATGTGTATCTACAAACAAAGGACGTATAATTTGATTCTAAAATGATCCATTTTAGAATAAATAAAATAAAGTTATTTTCAGTTTCCAACAACAAAAGAAAAAATATTTTTAGAGATATTAATTTTTAACTTGAAAATAAGGAGATTATTTTATGATGTTGATAATGTTTATATTTTTTTTTATTTTTTAAAAAGTTATTAAAAAATGTGTGTATACACAAAATTAATATAATATTATAATAATTAAAAAATCATCCAACATCAAACAACAACAAACGAAATTTAAATTTAATCTCGTATATAAATAAAATGGGATGTAATTCTGGAAAATTAACTTTTACTTTAGATGATAAAGTAAAGTTAGAAATTCTCAAAAATAAAGATGACGAATATAGTATTCAATTGGGTAATTTGTTAGAAAATAGAGATAAATTTACTAAAAAGGACAAGAAATATATAACAGATGAAACAGTTAAATATCTAAAAAATATAAAATAATTTTTATATTATCTTAATATAAAAATGAATGAATGCGTTTCACCAAATACGTTTATACCTCCAGTATCTTTTAACGAACTAAAAGCAAATGTTGTAGATATAGGCAATTTTGACCTTCCAGTAAATTTTTCAAGTGATAGAACATCAACCCCAGATAATAGAATATCAATGTTATCTTCTGGAACGAACACTGTTGTATCCCTCCAAACAAACCTTCCAGGAAGTGGTTGTTTTATCCAATTCGCTAATCCTAACGGGGATTCTGATTTTTTGATCGG